GCTCGGCGAGGGAGCGAGCGGTCTGACGTCAGACCGCTCGCTCCCTCGCCGAGCGAACCGGGCGACGAGAACATGCCATAGTCCGTCAGCCCAGTGTTAGCGACAGCGAGCGTCGGCAGCGACGACTGCGAGCCATAGAACTGGTTGGCGTCGGAGAACAGCGTGTAGTTGGGGTTGTAGGTCGTCGGCTGATTGAAGGTCGACTGCGCCATCAGCGAATCGTTCAGAGTCTGCGCGCGATCATCCGCAGCCTGCTGCTCGAATGTGGTCGGCATCGTCGGACCCGAGAACCACGAAGAGTCGAACGGATTGCCAGTCATCGGATCGCCAAGGGCGAACGTCTGATAGGTCGTCATCGGGTCGACATCAGGCTGCTGGGACTTTGCGTAATCAGCGAATTCCTGCTCGGTCGGGCGAGACGGAGGAACAGGCGGGACGTACAAAGCATTCTGCTGCTCTTGCAGTTTGGCCAGCCGCTGCGTCAGATCCGGATTGTTGTAGGCATCGTAGAACCGATTGTAGATCGGAAGGTCTTCGCCGCCCGGAACAATCGGGTTGGTGAACCCGGTGCCGGGAGAAGGCTGGCCCTGCTGGAACCCGCGCCAGTCGGTCTGGGTCGTCAAGACACGGTTCTTGCCTTCCATGAAATAGTCTTCGAGAGCTTTCTGTGCGAGGTACAGCGACTCAACCTTCTGGGGATCGTCGCTGTTGAGCAGAGAGTTGATCCGGCTGGTGGCGAATGCACCTTCGACCTGACTCGGTGTGATCTGGCCTGCGAGCGTTTTGTCCCCGCGCACATAATACGGATAGAGCGAGTTCGCCGCCGCGCGATTGCCGATGGCTTCGTAGATCGCACGATACTGGTCGTAGCTCTGCGGGGTGCCATACTCTCCGAGACCGGCGCGCAACATCATCGTATAGTCGCGCTGGCTCGGGGTGTAGCCCCAATAGGTGCGCCATTTGTCAGGAGCGTTCGTCTGCTCGACGACCGTCGTGTTCGGAGCGAGCTGCTGGTCGAGCGAGGCGTAACGCTGGCGACCTTCTTCCGACCCGGCGAACTGCTGGCCAATGTCGCTGAGAGTCAGACCGCCTTGATTGGCAGTGTCGCGCCAATAGTCGATGGCTGCTTGGCTCTCGGGGTCGCGTTCGAAGTAGTTGCGGTACAAGCCACGGATCTGCTCGTCGGTCACAGGACCGCCGCCTTTTGCGTAACCTTGCACTTCGCCGCCTTCGGCGAACTTCGGCGTCTCGCCTGTGTACAGATAGCGCACCACCTCCGGATCTTTGATCAGGAGGTTGTCGGCAACAAACAAATCATCGACATTTGAATTTCTTGGCTTGCCCTGTCTTGCTCTTGCCAGTGACTTTACCAAAGGGTCTGTCATCAATGCTCCAGGATCGATGATGTTCTTTATCAAAATGGATTTTACATCAGGATCCTCTAAAGCAGAGAAATAGGCAGGGTTCCGATATCCCCTGTTGCGGACTTTGTCTTTGTAAAAGAAATCGTTCCAGTATTGTCCTTCTGCATCTAGGACGACATCTGGGTCTTTTACTGTCTTCAAAGGTATAACTGTGCCACCGAACTGAGTGTATGTGTTCGCAACATCAGGATTGTTTGAAGCCCATGCATAATCTTTTGTGTTGTTGGGTGCAATAAAAACATCCCCTTCGTTTCGCTCTTTCACGTGCAGCCCGGAGACTTGGTCGTCAAGCTGCTTGCGCAATCTCGGGATGCCACGATAGAAAACATTTTGAATCTTGGTCAGAGGACTAGCTTCCGCCTCCGTCGGATCCATGACGGTGAGCGCAGCGCCAGTGCCCAACGCAGCCTTGCCCATCTTCGTCGCCGGACCGAGCGGACCCGCAGCCATCAGCGCAACGTCTGCGGGCGATTGCGGGACCAGCAGATCGATCAGCCCAGTGGTGCGGCCAGCCTTGGCAGCTAGACGATCTGCGATGCGCTGTGCATCTTCCTCGCTGCCGCCTTTCGAGATGACGTAGTCGTAAGTCTGCTTGGCGATCTCCTCCGGCATCCCCATCGTCTTGTCCCAAGCGTCGGAGACAGACTTGGTCGCCTTTTCGGCGTAGGCGAGCAGACGATCGGTCAGGGAGGATTTGTCATCGGCCATGGCTTACCACTTCACTTTGTCAGCCCAGTATGCTGCGGACGACGGACCTTTGGCAATGTTCTTTGAATGACGAGCCTTGAACGAGGCGCGCTTGGTCTTCATGCGGTCGGACTCGCCGGACTTGGGCTTGCCAGCAGTCTTGGCTCCTTGCTCGCCGAACCGGATGATCTTCTCAGAGCCATTGGTGCAGGCTTTGACGATGTGCGACTTGGTCGGGTGGCTCGGGGTGCGCTTTGGCTTGTTGCAGGCCATTGCGCTTTTGTCGACTCGCTGGACCATCATTTGCTCCGGGCTGCGCGCATGTTGTCGACGAGGTTCGGATAGGGGCGACCCGCAGCTTTGGCCGCAGCTTTGGCACTGGCCTTTGCGGAGTCAGAGAGCTTGGAGGGTTTGCCCAGAGATGCCGGACGCTTCTTGTCCCAGATCGGTTTCGGTGCTGGCTTTGCTTTCTTAGGCATTGCGATGCTCCTTGATGAAAGCGTCGAGCTTGTTGTCTAGTCGATCCAACCGATCCAGCACGCGATTGATGTCGTTGTGGACATCGACTTTGGTCACATATTCCTTGGCGATCTCTTCTCTGGTGCGATTGAGGAGGATGCCGAGGCGATGAAGCTCATTTGTCTTCTCTCGCAAGAAGAACCCAAGCAGACCAACCACCAAAGAAAGAACCGTGTTCCAAAGCATCAGCTCCATGATTGGTCTCACGCCGCATAGGGGTTGATCCGCTCTCGCTTTGGTTGCTTGGGCTCATCGATGTCCCTCGCCTTCGGAAGCTCAAACCAACCGTCGTTCTTCAGATAGATCACCGCCTGTGTGAATGTGTCAACATAGTCGTCGTGATCTGCGACCGGGAACTTGGTCAATTGCTTCATGAAAGCATCGGCCCAACTTACTGGCAGCCCTCTATTCTTGCCTGACTCTGGGATCCAAAGCAACCCCAATTCCAGAGTGGGAGCAGCTTGATGAGCGCGCGATATTTTGTCAGCGGCTCCGGGATTGTAGGCGACCACTGGCACTTTGGCCAGACGCAGATCTTGAATAAGCGATTGACCAGAGGCTTTGGCCTCGACCAAGATGCGGTCAGGGCGCCGCGCGCGGTTGTGCGGGGATTGCTTGGTCATTCCGCCATATTCGGTCTGCCAGTCGTTGATCGCCCGTTTGCGCAGCTCGGGATAGGACAGATGCTCGTCCCATGCGTCAATTAGCATTGCGTTGCGCTCACCATCATGGGTGAAGATTGCCCAGACTGTGCAAGCTGTCGGGTCGCCCGTTGTCTTCTCGGTGAATGCGCAATCGTACGACTGCAGAATGTACTCAAACGGAGGGAGACCCTTCTCCGATGGCCAAAGGTTGAAGAACTTGGTCTTGAGGATGCCGCCTTCGGCTGGCGTGGGATCTTGCTGCAGCTGCCCGGCTGTGCCATAGGCTCCGAGCGATTGCTTCAGGCTGGCGATCTCTTGCTCGCCGAAACGGTCTGGGCAGATCAGCTCGCCCTTGGTCTCTCGAGGATCGTACGGGCCGAGGACAGTCTTGCGCTTGACGCCATCCCACTCTGCCGGAATGCAGATGTGCTCCCATCCCCCGATCTCGTTCAGGATCAGACCGCTGACGTCTCGTTCATGCAACCTCTGCATGACGGTGACCATTGCATCCTTCTTGGGGTCGTTGAGACGGGTCGACCAGACCATGTTGAACCATTCAATGGCCGACTCGCGCATTACGTCAGACTGTGCCTCTTGCGCCGAATGCGGGTCGTCGAGGATCAGGCGCGAGCCGCCTTCGCCCGTCGCCGTACCACCCACAGAGGTTGCGATACGGTAGCCTGTCTTGTCATTCTCGAACCGCTGCTTTGCGTTCTGGTCGCCTGCCAAGGCGAACAGATGCCCCCAACGCTCCTGATACCAAGGCGACTGGACCAATCGACGAGCTTTGAGATTGTCTCGGATCGAGAGGTTCGAGGAATAAGAGGCACAAAGATACTTGTGCTGAGGGTTGGCCAGCCATTCCCACATCGGCCACATCACGCTCACAATGGTCGATTTGGAATGGCGAGGTGGGATGTTGATTAGCAGCCTGCGGATGTCGCCCGCTGTCACTGCCTCAAGATGCTCGCAGATTTCCTCGATGTGCCAAGACGGTATGAAGTTAATTCCCGGCTCGACCACATGCCAAGATTGTTTGACGAACTCGTACAATGACGCCGAGGCCAATCGCCTTTCGCGCTCCCGTTTGATCATGTCGAGCATGACCGCTGGGCTCAGGGGCGCATTCATTCGGCGTCAACTGCCTTGGTCAGCATCTTCTGCATGGCCAATAGCTCATCGTCGTTCAGACCTTTGAGGTTGAGCGAGGCGATCGCGATCGGTCCGCCGCCATGGCCGGTGTGCTCCTGAACGACCCTATCACCGTACTTGCGCGGTGCGATCTTGGACGCATGCCAACGCCGAGCGTCCATGCGGTTGCGCGCACGATGGTTGTCGGTCTCGGTGTCGGCGATCTCGATGGTTTGATCAGCGAAGTAATCTGACTGAATCTGCCGAGCTCGCGCGTACTCTTGATAGAGATCTTCGGAGCTCTGCGCCCAGTTTATGAACACACCATAGTCCGGCTGATCTTCCTCTTTGCAAATGCGCGTCAGAGATTCGCCATTCGACATCCGCCATAGAATGTGACGGAAAACTTCCAGATCTACGTTCTTGCTGGTGTATCCACTCGATTGTGCTTTGGGAAGGCGACCCACTGCCAACTCCTGATGCAACGATGTGATGAGAGATTATCCTCCCATCACACCGAGAAAGCAAACCTATTTGCTTCTCAATCGGCAGATCTCCTCGAGCCTAGCAATGTACGACGAGAGCGAGCTGGTGAATTGTTTCGGATTGACCGAGATCTCTGCCAGATTCTCTATCTCAAAACCAGCAGACCAATGCTTGATTCCGTCACCCGGAGCAGCAAACAAATGCTCAGGAACTGTCCCCTGACCAACCCCAAAAAGGAATACAGAGGGAACATCAAACTCCGCCAGCCTGCGGTGCCAGTTTATCTGAGGAGGTCTGATCTCTGACGGATACAGGATGCCATCCTTCAAATCAGCAACTTTAAGCTCAATCGGAATTATTCTCCGACCAACGATAATCTGTATGTCCGGTATGCCCATGTTCGAACCGAGCCGAGGTTCATATGACTCAATCCAACCAACCCAATTCTGCCGGATCCATTTCTTCAGATGTGTCGTCTCACGCATTTTCCATTTCCACTCGCTAGAGCAATTTCACGAACCTTCCTTCTATTACTTTCTCTCTTTCTTTTTCCTCCAGAGTGAGTGGAATTCAGGAGAGGAATGGAAATGGAAAATGTTCCAGAAAACGAGTTTATTATTGTTTTTGTTCGCGCTTTCGTTTCACATTCCGCCACTGACCATGGAAAAAGAAAACAGAACCTATGTGCACATGCACCATCTCACATGAAAATAGCAGCCGCCAACCCCACTCCAAGCACCGCCGAGAACAGGACCATGAACACCGCAAAACTGACCGCAACGACCATCGTCGCCCATTCCGCCCACCATGTGACTATCGCCTTGCCACGCACAGAAGCGAGATAGTCTTTCGCAATTTTTATCATAGTTCAACCCTCCGCCATCATCCCAGTTTCTTGGAGCATCCGAACAACGCTCCGATCATCCCCAGCACAATGATCACGATCCTTGCTCTGATTATCGTCATGCATATCAATCTCGTAATCATAAAGCATCTTTCTTTCCGGTTCGTCCGAGAGACATGTCATAACATTTTAGGCACATAGTTTTAGACCCATTACGGAGATGCTGTCCTTTCAAGACGCAAATCTCTCCGCAAGTGCAGACACATTCAAACATCGCACTCTTGCGCCGACCAGCCCCATCGCTCTTGATGTAGCGGATCACGCTCAACTGGCCATAGGTCTTGCCTGTTTCGTCAATGAACCCTACCTGTTGGCGCAAATGGAACGGGAAATAACCTTTGTCGTTCATTTCCCCTCCAGTGCGTGCTTCGTCCAGACCAGAAGCGCCATCGCCCTATTAGGCGCAGGTATGCCGTTGTCGCCATCAACCACATCAGCTTGATCCTCTAAGTATTCGAGGATTGCAGGGAACAGACTCTCCAGTTTCTCAATGCGGTCGGCGGCGGCATCACGCAGCGTCCACAGTTGTTCTTGCGAGAGAGCATCTTTACGCAGTCGCTTCACAAGATCATCCATCTTTCCCCTCCAGCGCAGCGCGTGCGGCTTCAACAGCAGACCCCCATTCATCAGCGTATTTAATCAAAGGTGGCCCGTTCTGAACATCAAGCAACGATTGCAGCGCCGCTTCCAGCGTCTCAATGCGACTGTGCTTTTCATCCACCACACCAGCGATCCACTCAACTGCACTATCAATCCCGTCCTCTTTGATAACCGCTTCAATCGCTTCTGTAGTTTTCATTGCATCACCCCATCCATTTCTGACAGATCAACAACATACCACTTTCCACGACTGCATGGTCCGCAAGAACATGAACCAGCATCTTCTGGATCGCAATCTTCGCCGTCTAAATACCAACCTGTAATTGAAATAAGCTCCCCATCGTTTAGAACCGCAATACGGGTTGTTCTGTTGATCGCTTCAACATACCGTTCAGTCATCTTTCTTCTCCCCTAATGCGGCGCGGGCAAATTCCCTGATGTCGTTAATGGTTTGGTGCGGCTGGGCAACGCTGATTGGATACCATGCGTAAATGCGGGACAGCGCCTCCTCATACCGATCCGCGCGTGCTATCGCATCGCTCCAAACCTGTTGCTGTTGGGCATATGCCGCTTCCAGTTGCTCAATGCGGTCGGCGGCTTCAGAGGCAATGCTTAAGCGCAAACCTGTCTCTGGGTCTTCAGCGCGCAGCCGCTTCACAAGATCGTCAGCCATGTCTTCCCTCCAGAACATCAATTATTTCTTCCTTTAATTTTTCTATTTGAAGCCAAGCCTCCGTCCGTAAGACGCAATCCCTCGTGACGAAATCCTCCAAGCGGTTATTCTGAACTAGCAATTCTTCAAATTGTTTTTCCAGCTCCTCAATCCTGTCAGCAGCCTCCTCACAGCGGTACATATTGTGCTCGCTAGATTTATCGCGCAGCCATTTAACGAGATCGTCTGCCATCACAACCCCTCCCCTTCGACAAAATCTAGAACGATCTTGAGGCAAGCGATCCGCCCATCTCTGGCGGAAACGTCTGCTTCTTCTTTGTTGGGGTGGACGTATTCTTCTGTCCCTTTTTCATAAACATTCAGCCATACGATTCTTTTGTGTCTTAGCTTTTTCTTTTGCTTTTCATTCTTCATTTTCTTTCTCCATCTGATCTATGTATCCCATTACCACCACCGCTATGAGAAGTATAGCCGGCAAGAAAACCAAAAAGATGACCATGATCGAGAAGATGTCCATCAGATCAACCCTTCAAGAACCATCTGTTTGACTTTCATGCAAACAGCCGAATTGTTCCTGTCTTTGACTTCCTCGTAGATTTTGTGCAATGCTTGGACCGCATCGCTGGGCGGCGGGGCATTGCTCGCGCGCCCGAATGTGAAATTGTCGTCAGCTCTGACGTCCTGATTGCGCCAAGACCAGCACTCGCCTTTTTCGCCGAAGCACACCCACACAAGGTCGTACTCTGGTCCATAGTCGATCAGTATCTGCGCCATAGCTTTGCCTTTGGGCGTCTGCATGGGGATCGGTGGATTGAGCTGGAGAATCATCACATCCTCGTTTCGAATATGTCGTTTGGTTGCTTCAGCATTGTGCGCATGTCCTCGAACATTGCGCTCTTTCTTTCCTTTACTTCGTCCGGAGCTGCTTCCGCCGGTCGCACGAGGCTTGCAACGTTTTTGATCGCCTTGAGGGTGTGCTTTGACTTCAGCTGCTCGTATGCCTTTTTGTTCATTGCTGCGAGCTGAAGTCTTCCTCCGATCAGGAACCTTTCGTCGTACCATATGGCGCCGCACTCCTTCATTGCCTTGCGCAACTCGAGGTCTGAATCGTAGACCTTGCCCTGCACAGCCTGCCGAACCCACCCGACGATATCTTTCATCGCGAGCACAACCGGCTCGTCGCGCCGATTGAGTGCCTCAGCGAGCTCCGCAGCCTCTTGCTGGCCTTCTGTGCGCGATGCGACGATCAGCTCTTTCTTTCGCTCGGTCATCGGAGCAGGCTGTCCTTTTTGGACATACTCTTTCCAGTTCTCGGCCCAATGGCGGATGATGTTCAGTCCACCGCTCTTGAGCCAATTGTGGAAATGTTCGAACTTCTCGCGCGGCCATTTGTCCTCAGTCACCTCGGGATAGAACCAGCGGCGATCGTCCTCTTCAATACGTAGCGCGCGCATCGAGTTGGAGCATGCGAACACATGGCACCAGTTCTCGATGGTGTAGGACCGCTGGTACTTTTCGTTCACCTCGATCTCACGATCGGTGATGGCCGATTTCAGTTTGTTGTAGGCTTTCCAGCTGTGGCCAGAATAGATCTCGTTCACCACGCACAGCCGTTTGTTGGCGAGCCATCCGTTGAATTCAGACTGCACGATCTGACTCTCAGTCGGGTATCCAACGTTCTGCGTCCCAACCAGCGGCGCGAGGATCGAGCTGCCGAGCGTCGTCTTGCCGACACCTTGGCGCTCACTGACCAGAAGCAATCCATACTCCATGCGGATCTCTTGACGAGCGATCAACGTCGCAGCCCAGCGCAACACCTCATGGCGCTCCTCCGCATTCGGGAACATGTATTCCATGAAATCGAGGAAAGGCTGCGGATTGCCCGGCAGAGGCTTGATGTGGCTGGGGGTGTGGAGGTTGATGGCGGACGTTGTGTTGTCCGTCACAATCTTTCCACGGATGTCCGGGCGGTAGCACAACTTGGTCGAGCGACCAGTGTATGCTTTCACAATCAGGTGTGAGGTTTGATTGGTGTGCGAGAAACTGGCCAGCATCTTGTTCATGATCTGCTCGGAGCGAATTATCTCCGGCATCTCAATGCACACGAATAGATCCGCTTCCTCAACATACGACCACATGTCCTTGAAGTTCTTGCGGAGGACCGTTGTGGGCTTGCCCTTGGGGTTGGGGATCTGGTCCGTGGCCCATGTCGCAGGATGCAAGCACGAACGGAAGCTCGGTCCGACGTAATACTTTTGCCCCTCAACCTTCTTGAACATGCCTTTCGGGAATGGGTCTGCGAGGTCGAAGCTCGTCGGCCATTCATTGGTGAACTGAACATGGAACGTCGGGATGCGCAGATGGAAAGCAATGGCCGGAACAGCCGACACACCCGGTGCGTCATTGTCCGAGACAATGTATGCGCGCTTCACACCTGCCTTCTGAAGTATGGACCAATCAGTGCGGTAAGGCGACAACGCTCCACCAATCCATCCCAGATGCGCCGCGTGCGAAAGCTCATCTCCCCAAGGATGATCGGCCAGCATCGCCTTCATCTCCGGCGTCGCAGCCTCGACCATCTCGCGCATGGCACGTGCAGCCTTCGCTCCTTCGTGGATGAAGACTGTTGCATTGTTCTTCAATTGCTCCATGCCCCATAGGGGCAATGGTCCTTCAGGCTCCATCTTGCGCCAAAGACCGTCGTCCCAGTAGGTATAGGGGATGTAACTCTTTTCCCCTTTGCGTTCCATCCGGAGTTGGAGCATGATGATCTCGTCATTCATGTTCCTGAAAATGAAGACATCCTTTTCCTTGGCCTTTTCGACTTCTTCAGGCAAGTCGCGTAGGCGGTCAAGCGTCCGCATCTGCGGCCATACAGCACTCTGACAATCGAGCTCGATGGCGAGCTTTTCCTTTTCTGTCGGTGCGTATAGGTCGGGTGCCTTCACAGTGCCATCGGTGTTGAGGGTGATGATGGCGATGTCTTCCCAATACTGGCCGCGACTTTCTTTCACGACAGCTGTCCGCAGGGATCTTGGCTCTGCGCCGATGCGCTTCAGATATGCCGCTACTGCAGGGATTTCTGCGAGTGACTTGACTTTCATTTTACCATTTTCCCTTTTGAGCCTTTTCCGCAATCAGCTGGATGCGCTCAATCTTTTCTTTGAGCGTATAGTGCTTGTGGAAAGGCGAACTAGGGAGTGTTGCTATTTCTACAAGGATGCTCTTGTAATACTCGTTCAACTCTTCGAGCTTCTCAATCTCTTCTTCGAGACGCTCAACAGTGCCCAGCATGAAGCATTCGTCGCATTCTTCTTTCATGTTTGGTCCCTTTTTATCTATTCGTCCATGAACCCTATGAAGCGCACTGCTTCAACCCTCAACATTCGGAACCCTCTTGGGACGGTTCCTTTCATTGCGTAGAGCGCCTTACCGGGTCGGCCGCGCTCAACGATCTCGCGCCCGATTTTCTCGTATGCGAATCTGTCAACCTTTGCAAAGATGCGGTCGGTGTCGTCTGCGACTGTCAAATTGAGACTCTGCGTTGGTCCGGTCAGAACCTTGCCACCACGTTTGGCTACGTTGACCGCTTCGTTCTCGTCGCGAGGTTTGATCTGCTGAACGACGACGAACGCAAGAGCTTTGTAGTCCGATCCATTGGTCTGAAGATTTACGACAGGCGTCGGTGGTGTGTGGATGTTGCGCGAGCTGGGGTCTGGCAAATGCCGCTGGAATGCATTCTTGACCGGCCAAAGGCTGTCAATGTCCGTCGTTGCATTCATCAATAGCTTTTCAGCGCGCGCAGGAATCGGCTCGCCACGGACGCGTGCCGACATGATCTGCTGCACGAGCTTTGGCCCGACTCCTTTCACATTCTGAATCGGGCCGACCAGAACCTTCTTGCCATCTTTGAATCCGGCACTCCATTTGTCGGTCGAAAGCTCTGCGTCAACGGGGATGTAGTCGATGCCTTCGGCCGCCATCTCACGCAGGATCATGATCTGCTTGGCCGGGTCTGGCTCGTGGCTGAGCGTCGCAGCAGCGAACTCAAACGGGAAATGCGCCTTCATGTAGCAGCACCAATAGCTCACAATCCCGTAAGCCACCGAGTGAGACTTGTTGAAGGCCCACGCACCATAGGCGCAAAGATCATCCCACACCTTTTCGAGAACCGCTGAAGGTATACCTTTCTTGATTGCGCCTGATTTGAACCGATCGCCGAACTGGTCGAAATATTCCTTGCCAAGCGACTTGCTCATCGCCTTGCGGAGTGCGGTGACGTCCTCCCAAGACAAGTCGCCGATCTCGCGACCAATCTGCATGACCTGCTCTTGATAGGCGACGATGCCGAGTGTTTCCTTCAAGTATGGCTCAAAGGTGGGATGCGGATAAGTCACCGGCGAAAGAGCGTTCTTGCGCTTGGTCCATTCATTGGTGCCGCCAGAAGCCATCGGCCCCGGACGCGCCAACGCAGTCACAGAGACTATGTCATCAAGACTTTCAATCTTGATCTGATTGCAGATGGACTGAAGCGCAGGCCCATTGAACTGGAATATGCCCGAAAACATTCCCTTGTTCAGCACGTCGAACGACGCCTGATCATTCAGCGGAACCCGCTCAAGGAAATGAATGTCCTTGCCCGCCATCGTCAACGCATCCTCAAACACAGACAGCTGTGTAAGGCCCAGTGCGTCGATCTTCAGGAGGTTCAGGTCTTCGGCGTCCTTTTTGTCACAATGCGTCGCACCCGTACGCGCATCAACAGCAACATAGTCTGTGACCGGAGTTTCAGTGACCACAATGCCTGCCGCATGTTGGGAATAGTGACGTGGGTGACCCTCCATGCGCGCTGCGATAAGTATCTCAGGATTCTTTTCAAGCAACTCTCTCCCGGCTGGGGTTGTGTTGAATGTATCCTCAAGCGTCTGCAATGCGCGGGAATCGCCGCCCGAACGCACGATCAGAGAGTCGAGAACTTTATCGCATAGCCACTTAGGCACGCCCAGTGCTGTTCCTGCCTCATCAATCGCCGAACGCGGGCGGAACAAAGCGACCGTCCCGAGGCGCGCAATGTGATCGCGACCGTACTTCTTCTCCATATATTCAAACACCATATGGCGCTTTTGATCGGAGAAGTCGATGTCGATGTCCGGCAAGTCGTTGCGTGTGATGTCGATGAACCTTTCGAACAGCAGATCAAAAGGTATCGGATCAATGGTCGTGATCTCCAGCAGATAGCACACCAAGCTCCCGCAAGAGCTGCCGCGCGCCGGACCGCAGATCATCTTCTCACGGGCGAATTGCATGACGTCCGCGATGATGTAGAAATAATCCTCGAACTGCTTTTCCTTGATCAGCGCGAGCTCGCGCTGCAATCGCGCCTCGTAAACCGGATCGTCTAGATTGATGCCGAGCTTGACAGCGCCATCCCGGCACATTTGCTCGAGCGTCTTGGGTTTCTCAGGGCTCAGAAGGGTCGCGGTTTTAAGGCTCGCATTGCACATGGCCGCTAGATCCGCAGCCGTGTTCCAGGATCGATCTATCAGCTCTTGGGAGGCAACCCTAGCGACCGCCTTGCGCCATTCCGCCTCCGACAAAATATGCTGGGCGTAGGTCTGTGTGCTGGCGCCGCGTCCGCACAGAACTTCGTAGAACCCTTCATCGTCTTTGCTGACATATTTGTTGTCAGAGCTTGCGACGAACTTGTGGCCCATCTTGACCGCTTCAGCGACATAGCCTTTCGAGGCTGACGGAGACAGGGCAACGTAGATATCATCTTGGACAGGCACATCGCTTAGCAGCGAACGTGAGCCGACAATCTTGACCAGACCCGGTGCGCGGATTGCCTGCTCATAAGTGAGCAAAGGCTCGTAACGGAATTGCGATGTGGCGAGATAAACTAGCTCGTTGATCTCGCGGATATCGTCCTTGGCAAAGAAGGTCCAATAATCGACTGCAGGCTTTTTGGCATTCAGCGATTGGGTGACTGCCAGCTCGACTCCGAACAGTGGCTTGAGGCCAGCCTTTTTGGAGAGCTTGTTCCAACGCACCCATCCGAACGTCGAAGCTCTGTCCGAGATCGGTGCATAGGGAGCGTTGACTTCCTTGAGGCGATCCATTACTGCCTCAAGCATCCCCGCCGCTGTGCGGAAGCTGTAGCCAGTACGTATCCGGAGCATTTCAGTTTACCTTTTTGCTGTACTTCTTTGCTTCTTCGACTGCGACATGCATGTGCCTGGTTATGCGCTTGAGGTCTTCGTAGAATGCCTTAAGGACCATCTTCTGCTCTTCAGGATCCCTGAATTCGGCAACGATCTTTTCCGAGACCGAGACAGCCAGCACAAGGATCAACTCCTCGAACTCTATTTCTTTGCCGACTTCGTAGATCGCTTGGTGCAGGACCATCCTCGGTGACGGTGACGACATCAAACGCTCCCGCTGGTGCGCAATTCCCGGAAACAATTTGCGAGTGCTCGTACGTCGTTCTCGGCCCTGTGTGCGCCAGTGAACCCTTCCCCGAACAGCAACTCATGAAGTGCATTCAAGTTGAGCCTGAACCCTTTCACGTGCTCGGTTGCTTCAACCGTGCAAACCAGATCGGGCCATTCGACCTCCAACCCAGCGCGCTTCATCTCGAAGTCGATCATTGACTTGTCGTAGCTCAAATTGTGAGCCACAACCTCGTCGTGCTTCTCGATGATCGCTTTGATCTCTTCAGCATGCTCTTTGAACTTTGGTTTGCCCACGAGCATGTCGGGGGTGATGTTGGTTATGCGAGTCACCTCGTCCGAGATCTTGAATCCAGGGTCGAACATGAAGTGATAGGTGTAGAGCTCGTTGCCCTCGAGATCCAAGCTGACGCCGAAGAACTCTATGATGTGGGGCTGCCGATCAAGAGGCTGGAGCTTGTTCTTGATCAAGTCCGTTGTTTCTGTGTCAAAAACAAGCGTCTTCATTTCCCCCGCTCCCGATCGGTCATTCTTGAGTTTGTTTCTGCGTCCAGCTCCTGAAGCATCATGGCATAAACAGCAGCATCATCAAGGCTGTCACGATGACCGCCGCGTCCATAATTTTCAGCATAGCGTGTCACCTTGCTAACTATCTGCACAAACACGCCGAGTCTATTAAAGTCGTCAGTCGTGGTCAGAGTCAAACCTGTTGGGAACAGCGAATGCATTATCTCGCCGAACCTTTTGTAGTTGTCACCATAGAGCTTGTTCCGCTCTTCATATATGCCCGCTGCAGCACGCAGCATTTCCGGCACCGTTTTCATCAGTAGCCTCCAATCGCTGGCTGAAGAACTGTCAGGCCATAATTGCGCAATCCCTCGACAACAGACTCTCTGTCATCGATGACTAGCCAAACATTCTTCAAGACTTCTTCTTTGCTGCCGAACTTTCGCTCAAGAGCAGCAATCTTCATCTGATGATCATGCGACCAATCGTCGTCTGGGCGCATAATCAGTTCTTCGTAATGCTCATCGAGCTTTGAAAGGCGCAGCCATTCTTGCGTCAGATGGCGATACTTTTCTGGCCTGCCGGTCAAAAGTATTACCTTGGCAATCGCATTCGAAGCTCTGAGCAAATCTGCAACATTGATTATGACATGGTCCTCCAAACAGCGTTGGTGGAACTCGTCCCACTGTTTGGTCTGGGCAAACTGCAACCTGTGGCTGCAGTCTGCTATTGTCCCATCAATGTCGAACACGACGTAGCGCATGTCACTTCTTCAGCAGGTCTGCCGCCTTGGCGAGCTGCATCTTCAGCTCTTTGTTTTCGAGGCTGTGCGCAACTTCTTCGATCAGGTCGATTGCTTTCTGGTCCTTCGGGACGAAGAACGGAGCTGCCCACGGCCATGCAGCAATAATAGAATCGCGCATCTGCTTTGCGATGGTTTGATACTCACCTTGGACGCGCATAGAGTCGCGCGCACGCAGAAGATCAACGAGCGAGCGCAGATTGTATTTAGCGATCAAGTTGCAATGCACATTCATCGGCAGCAAGCCGCGTGCATCTTCGAGTGCCTCACCGTCTTTGACCATGATGCGATAGCTTTCGAGAGCCATGCGCATCCGCAAGCTGTAATCGTCCTTGTCGTGAACGCTATCCGGAATGTGATAGGAAACCTCGGACATGTCCGTGACACGCTGGCTCTGCATCGCAAAGCTCGCTGTGCGGGTGCGAGTGATCTGCTGGGCGCAAGCACGCGTCACATTGTTGATGGAAAAGATGACGTCCACGAACTCCCAGGAGCTAGGGATTGTGTTGCTCATGTACAGCAGCTCTTTCGAGAGATCCTCGATAGGCATGTTCATGAACTTGTCGAACCCGTCAGGCGTCATCTGCAGGCGGGTGTTCTTGGTATAGGCCAAAAGGCGCGCAGCATAATACTGCTCGTCGTTGGTGCCTTTGCCAGTGTACCAGAGGAGGGAGACTTTGGGGTCGTTCATCTTCATTTCTTTCTGTGGTCATAAGATCCGTTATTGATTATGCGACGGATCACTCGCACGTCATTCACCACATCATCCATCAGCAGTCCCGGTCGCCACGTAGCGAAGCGTCCGAGCGAGTACAGATTGAACTTGTCTGTTGCCCAATAGATGAATTGCTTGCGTTCATTTTCCTTGATCGGCAGGATCTTGGCATAACGCTGCACCGACCAGCGTTCATCTTTGATGCTCGCTTTGTCTATGCCAAGAACAAAAAGGGCATTGCGTATCAGCTCGCGACGTTCACGCTCGCTCTCTTGAATGCCCTTCATGTAGGCCATGACTTCTTGCGGAGTGCAAATGTTTGGCAAAGACACTTCGACAGTCATGACGTTGCCAGTCAGACTAACTCGGTTGAACAGCTCCATTGGATCAGGAACATACACAGATACGTACGCGTCAACATTTTCGACTGTGCAGTTTACATTGAAGCCATTCACAAACCGGAAAGCTGGCTTTTCCTGCCATCCCAGAATGTCCATCATGATCGGCATCGGAACCGTCGATATGATCGGTTCTTCTGCAGACTTGATGTCATCGATCGTCACAGCACGCCCATACTCGATTGTGCTGTTAACACGCGCATGCATCTGCTGGATGAGGTCTGGTGGCGCGATATAGCGTTTGTGAACCTCTTGCCCGGCAGACATGATCGAACGCAAAGTCGCAGTGCCATTGCACTTCATAGAGTAGGCAAGGCTGTCTGCCACAGCATTGCGCCATTCATGAACAGCCTTCATCATTTGGACTTGCTTGAACTGAATGTCGAGCGCGTCCCCAACGATAGAAGAACGGAATCGCAAAACGGCGGAATGATTGTTAGGCAGCGACGGTGCTGCTTCGATGATCTTCACCTCTCGGTCTCTGATCATGCCCGCAGCAAGGAGCCCTGCCATGCCTGCTCCAATGATGTGCATCGGCGACCTACTTCTTTGCTTGTTTGATTTTCGCTATGCGCCCAGCGTAGAGACCGAGCAATTCAAGCGGGACTTCATCGCCGCCCTTCAAACGCTCCTTGATGTGAGCGATCAAAGTTTGCGGATGAACACCCATCTTTGAACCGACATCATATCCCTTGTCTGCAAGGTCGGCAACAAGCGCCAAAGCACGGTTGTGCTCTGACTTGCCGAACTGCAGGGAGACCTCTGTCTTGATCAGCGCCTCTGCACCGTTGGACTCCAGCCAGCGTATGGCCGCGACCCTCTTGTCTTCGTCCTTCGGCAGAGATCCTGAGACGAAATCGTCGACGGTGATGCGGAATCCACTGTCAGTCTTGAATTCAGACAGCCCGCACTCTGCCATCAAGTCTGGCAGGTCGACCGTCTTCATCTTGTTGAGTCTCTTCTTGAGGTCGGAGAGATTTTCCTCCAAGCTCTCGACGAGCTGCTCGGTGTCGATGACTTCTTTAGCCATCGACACCAAACGCTGCATCGAGTTGTCACTGGAGGCAGACTCGCCGAGATCGAAATCGAAGTCTGCCATGACACACCTCACATGGCCGGTTCGTTTTGGCCTTGGTCTTCATCAGCGCCAATGTCGCCACGCACCTCACCACGCTTCAGAGAATCGCGGAACGAGATGGCTTCATTGTAATATTCGCGCCAATTGTCGCCGATGTCTTGAAGACGATCACCACGCTCGATCTTCCAACCAGCCCAATCGCCTTCCGCATTGCTCTCGTCCACAACCGAAAGATTGTAAACTCGATAGAAAAGCGGCGGAGTAAACGTCGACCCGTCCGCACGCTGAACCTTTTCAGAGGTTGCCAGCGTCAGCCACCGCCGAGCTTTTTTGAGCTGGGTGGAAGCCATCGGAAGGAAACACCTGCGGCCGCCAGCCGACATATTGAGTCCGAAGAACTGGGCGGTCTCCGCAATATAATTACCGTCCTTTGTCGTTGGGCGGTTCTTTTCGTCAGGCTTGCAGGATTCAAGAATCGAGGCGTCTTCATGAATCTTGACCAACCCCTTGCCAGAGCTGCGAGGAGCCCACTCCAGATACTGCTTGATGTAGTGGACCGGCAGGAACACCAACGGTGCTTCGAAAATCTCTTGCGTGCCAACATCGCAGATATCACCGACTTTTGCGCCGTTGATGTATTCAGGCTTCTTGGGTTGAACCTGTGGCGACAAAGCCTGCAATAGCGTGATGCGGGGAATGATCAAGTCACGAGTCGTGACGTTCTCCAACCCCTCTCCGGCCATTGATTCGAAAGCTGAGTCGATTTCGACGAGAGCTGTGCCTTTGCTTTGGACAGCGACTTCTTGCTTCTTTGCCATGATATTTATACTCCTGTCTGCTTAGGTCTGGGGATCCAGATCCGTTTTTGAGACGATTCGAAGTATGCCTCGGACTGAATAAAAAAGCACGATATTTTTGAGATTTTCTGTAAAATTGTCGTAAGTTGTTGTTTTTAATCGTAAATAAAAATGTCAATTTGAGCAATTATTTTGTTTTCTTTTTTGGCGGAATGGCGTTTAATACTCTTACCGGCCGATTCGCCGGGTAGATGGAGAACAGAGATGATGACCAACCTGAACAACTGGCTCGACACCGTCCCCGGACTCAAGACCGAAAAGGGTGCCATGGCTCGTCTCGCGAAAGTCATGGACATGATCGAGGAAAACGGCTCCAAGTGGATGATCTACCGCAAGCCGGACAACACCTACGTCCCTCTGGTCATCGCCTCCAGCAAAGATTGGGCGGTCGGAGCCTACGCTCACAACGGTGTCTGCGTCACGAACTGAGGGAGCTCCGGCTCCCTCCCCTCTTCCTAAAATAAATGGAGATCAAAATGCGTTACTATTACTACGACAGAGCAGAGCCCAAACTGCACCCGACGTCATATCTGGTCGAGGAAATGGAACTGTACAACTATCCGAGCGTGATGGTTATGTCCGCAGAGCTCCACATCGAAATTGACAGCACGAATGATTGGTATGTCGATTTCATCACAATCAACGGAGCTGACGGAGAAGTCGAGCGTCTCCCTGAAGGGCACTGGTTGGAGGCGAGCATCAGGCAGACGATCTCTCGCGACAGAAAATTGCAGCAGAGCATCTATGATGCTTGCGTGGAGGAATGAAGATGAAGAACCCGATCGAAATAGAGCAGATAGAAAAAGATTTCTATCGTGTGACATATTTCAGCAGCGAAGCAGGGTGGATCAACAAGACACGACTGCAGCAAAACGACCGAATTGCATACAGAGCAATGACAGTGCACGGTAAAATCCAATATTTCCCTTCGCTCGACTCTGCCAAACTCTTCATCGTGGAGAACTACCACTAATGACTCGCATCAACTGCATCCCGCCCCAAGAGCTGCACGACAAGCATCTCGCTGCAGAATACTACGAGCTGCCTCGTGTTTTCGGGTTGGTGCGCAAAGCTCTCGAGAAAGGCGTCGATCCCAAAAGGGTCGATGCTCCTGAACAATACACCCTCGGCAACGGCCATGTTAAGTTCTTCTATACGAGACTGGGATACTGCCTGAAAAGACAGGCACAGCTCGTCGCAGAGTTGCAGCGTCGCAAACGCAAACCGAATCTGACAGAGCTTCAGGGTCTCGCTGTGGGAATACCGGAGGAGCTTTTCGGGGACTGGGAGCCCGACGAGGAAGCTATGATGATCAATCGTCAACGATTGGAGGAAAGACTGGCGGAAATGAGCAAAAAACAAAAAAGACCTGTGCCGAGCATTCATGACTGAACAATTCTGTTTCCAATTGTGGCGGAACAGAGTTTAATCAGAACTGTAGATAGGAGATGAAAATGAGGACGTTTGCTTTCGATTTCGAACGCTCTAAAGAGATCCTTGCGTTCCCGACAAAGAGGGATGCATTGAACAATGGCAATGGGTTCCTGATCGTCCAGGAGCCAGCGGACATTGCCAAGTCGACGATACCTCTGGACAACCTCGTCCAGTTCTACAACGCACACAACACCACAAACCCGATCAAGAGTTTCCGCGACCGTAAAACGGCTGCGGACAGGCTGTTGGCTCTTGCTGAGGCCAAAGCCAAAATTATTAAGTCAGCAGAACAGGAGAATGAAATGCAGAATGCAGCTATTAAAAAGGAACCCAACACCGAAACTCGCAAGGGCCGGACATCTTCGTTCAAAGGAAAGGTGATCCGCATTGCACCCAGCATTACGACCAACCCCCGCAGGGAAGGCACCCACGGCCACAAATCTATGGATATCATTATGAAGTCCAAGACTGGGGTGACTTACGAAGAATTCATCCGCCAAGGCGGTCGCCGGCAGGATCTGGCTTGGGACCTCGCCCATGGGAATGTAACGATCGGCTGAATCTTAACCATAGATGGGGTCGAAAATATTTTGGCCCCATCTCAATTTTCTTGTTTTCTTTTTTCTCGTTCTGGCGTTTAATACTTTTACCGGCCGATTCGCCGGGTAGATGGAGATCCTAGAATGAAAGCTCGTCGCCCCACCCTCCTCGCTGTTTCGCGCTCTGCCTTCCCGGCCGAGATCGTCAACGACCCGTCAAAGCGGGGGCAGCTCGCTGCCAAGAAGGTGATCTTCGGCGAGCTCTCGCGCTACGCAGTTGCGCCGATCCACACTCGGTTCGGCGACATTGTGTGGTTTGTTTGGGACGCTGAATCCAACCTCGAAGACGTGCATATGGCTGACGTCATCCGTCAGGAATCAACCTTCGAAAAAGCTGTCGAAGGACTTTGGTGAAAAGGAGATCTAAAATGGCACACGAAGTTGAAACCATGGCTTTCGCTAACGAAGTCCCTTGGCACGGTCTGGGCAACCGGATCGACTCCTCAGCCACCGTCGACGAGATGATCGTCGCTGCTGGTCTTGATTGGGAGGTCGAGCTCCGCCCGATCTACGCCGAGGCACCCAACGGCGAAATGATCAAGCTCCCGGTTCGTCGGGCTCTGATGCGCACCAGCGACAACAAGGTGATGACCATCACCGGCGATCTGTGGAAGCCTCTGCAGAACCGCGACGCTATGGAGTTCTTCCGGGAGTACACCGAGATCGGTGGCGCAAAGCTCGAGACTGCTGGCTCGCTGCGGGGTGGCAAGGTGATCTGGGCTCTTGCCTCGATCAACGAAGGGTTCACCATTAACCGTAAGGACCATGTCAAAGGCTACATCCTGCTGATCTCGCCCCACGAGGTTGGCAAAGCAATCTCGGTCCGCACAACGACAGTGCGCGTGGTTTGCGCCAACACCATGGCGATGGCTATTCAGGGACAGGCCCAATATAGCCAGAACCACCTCTCGGTGTTCGATGCGGCCCGCGCCAAGGAGACCATCGGCCTCGCTCGGGAGCAGATCCATCAGGCGCACCTCGATGCCAAGCTGCTCGATCAGCTCAAGATGAGCGAGTTCGACACTGTGCGGTTCCTCTCTAAGTTCTTCGCCCCGACACCTGAAGGGCAGAAAGAGGAGAGCCATATCGAGATGCTCCTGAACGACCCGACCTACCGCCCCAAACACCTCGACCAAGTTCTCAACTCGGTCAACAACGCTCCCGGAGCGGTCCCGGGCAATGCGTGGGGCATCCTCAACGGTGTAACCCACTGGGTTGACCACGTTGCAGGGACCAAGGGCGACGCTCGACTCTTCAACGCATGGCTCGGCGAACGTTCGCGCCTGAAGGTCGAGGTTCGTGACTCTCTCCTGGAAATGGTCTGAGTTTCAATGCAAATGCCGGGGGAGGGAGCTTTCCTTCCCCCACCACAACACCATTTTCCATTTCCATTCCTCTCCTGAATTCCACTCACTCTAGAGGAAAATAGAAGAAAGAAAGTAATAGAAGAAGAGTAAGTGAAATCGGTCCATGGACTGGAAATGGAAAATGCTGCGGGGGCAAAAATGAACGTCAAGATTGAAGGAAAAAGGGTCAGAACGACCTCCGAATACGATGCTCGGATTCTCAGAGCTCTGAACAGGCTTGAGGGAATGAAACGATGGGGCGCCAATAGGTCGTTCTCGTTCGATAACTCGCCTTATAATCTCGAAGTCTGGCGATCCGTTTTCCCCGACTGTTTGGTCGAGGAGGAAGACCCTGATGCAGCCGCAGGAATGGTCGCTGATGGACTTTTCGACATAGGGGATAGCCGCCCTACATTCCAATTCAAAACATCGCCCCGCGACCACCAAAAACAGGCTCTTGAGAAACTGCAGAATCTGGACTCTTTCGGCCTGTTCATGGATGTCGGGACAGGCAAGAGTTGGACCGCAATTGCATTCATGGGTCAGCGCTGGTGCAGGGGTCAATCTGATCATGTGCTGCTCGTGGCCAAAAATGGCGTTCACCGCCAATGGGTGGCTGAGCAGATCCCAGAACACATGAGCGAATCAGTGCGCTGGACTGCTTGGGTCTATGGAAAGACCAAAAGAGCCGAGCGAGATTTTGAAGAGATGATGGCATTTGATGGCCTGAAGATAATGGCCATCAACATCGATGCGATAGTGACTCCAGGTGGCGAAAGCAAGATCTTGGCGTTCTTGAAACAGGCCAAAGGTCGCGCAACGATGATCATAGACGAGTCGCAAGACATCAAGAACATGTCCGCGAGCCGCACCAAGGCTGCCATCAAATTCGGGTCTTTGTGTCGCTACAGGATGATCATGACTGGCACCCCAATTGCCAAGAACGTGATCGACCTTTTCAGCCAGTTCAAATTCCTGGACGAGCGGATCCTCGGGTTCCGTTACATAACTGCCTTCAGGAATCAATTCTGCGTTATGCGGGACACCCCATTCGGAAAGATCATCGCTGGCTCAAAGAACATCGAGGAGTTGTACAAAAAGATTGACCCTTGCATTTTCCGAATCACCAGCGAGGAAGCTCTAGACCTGCCACCGAAAGTCTATGTGCGGAGAGAGTTTGCTCTTTCCGACGCACAGCTGAAGGTGATGAAAGAGCTGCGACAGCAATTCTTCGCAGAGGTTGGCAAAGGCGAGATATCTTCCGTAACTACCGCTGCGACACTTTTGACTCGCATGCAGCAGATCAGTTGCGGGTTCCTGCCGACAGACGACAACAAAATAATCAAGTTCCCAAATCCCAGAATGGAAGAGCTCAAATCGATCATCGAGCAACGCACAGGCAAAATCATTGTTTGGTGCAGGTTTAACCAAGACATTGAGTCTGTGATGAAAGAGCTCGGCCAAGAGGCGGTCGACTATTACGGCAGGACGCCAGAAAGTCAGCGCAAGAAGAATCTCGAGTTGTTCATGGACAAGGAATCTGGCATACGTTTCCTCGTGGCGTCGCCAGAAGCTGCAGGCACAGGTCTTAATCTTCAGGGTTTGTGCAACACGAATATTTACTATTCAAACAGCTTCAATGCTCTCGCCCGCTGGCAGAGCGAGGGCCGAACATGGCGTGACGGGACAAAAGGAACTGTCACCTATTTCGATCTCGTCGCACAGAAATCGCCTGACAAAAAGATCCTCGCAAATCTGCGTGACAAAAAGAGCGTCTCTGACATGACGCTCGATGACTACCGCAAGCTGTTCGCTCTTGAGGAAGATGAGCTATGAAACTAACACCAAGAGAAAAACAATTGCTCGAGTTCTTCAAGATGCATGCGGGCAAGACGGTAGATTTCCAAACTGTGAAAAGCCAGTTCGTTGGACCTGAGACGCGCAGCTACCACAACTCTTTGATGTGCTCGGTGCGCAGGCTGCGGATAAAACTCAGCGACAAAGGCACCATCCTGAATAGGGTCACCAACGTCGGTCGCGGAAACAAGGCTGTGTTCTTCATTGACGAAAGAATACTTAAAATATAAAAATCAGCTTTTCAGCATGCCTGTTTTGGAAGAAAATCCAAGCCAGATGCAGATGGAGAAAAAGATGCGAAGATTCAGGAAAGTTTACGTCCCGCACGTCAACTTTCGATTTAGCCCCTCGTCATTGCTAGAAATAGCAGACGAGATCGTTTATGTTTGCGAGACGCCAATGTTCGACGACATGGTCGATGAGCGTTTTGCAGACAGGTTCGAATCAAAGATTGTCGAGCAGCTCGAGAGTTTTGACAGCACCGCAGATGCGATCGCATTCTACGGTGACGCTATCATCTTTGCGATGATGGCTGCTTATCTCTCTGAGAAGCACGACTCGTTCTTCGTTGCACGGTTCTCAACAAAGCGCAACGAATATGTTGTTAGGCGTATCGGATTCGATATGTTTGACAAACAACTGGCAGAAGAAAGGACATAAGATGCAAAATATAGATTACATCATCGGCAAACTCGCTCAGGAACAGGCTCGGGCCGAGCGTCTCCTTTTGCGGGATCTTGCTCAACTGTCTATGGAACTGTCGGCATGCATGGAAGAGCAGCAGAAGCAGCTCGATCATCTGCGGTCGCAATCTCAGGTTTTGCTCTCTGCTCTCGCATCGAAAATTCGCGATGGCTATGCGGAAGGCTATGATCCTGATGGAACCGACGAGCCGGTCCCTGCGATCGTTTCTGGGCGCAAGCTGACGGACGAAGAGCGCAAGGCTATTATGTCCTCGATGGTCGACCAGCTCGAAGAGAAGTAAAATGAGAAGTCTGACCGAAGAGAAAAAGCAGCTCATAAAGAAAATGTGGGCAGAGCATTTCACTTCCGGGCAAATTGCTGCAGAAATTGGCGTAACTCGTAGCTCTGTTATGGGTTACGTCAATCGCAGCAAACTTCTTCGCAATCCGGGAGTCGTTAAAGCTGCTCGCAAAGAGCAGAAAAAGAAACAGCCTGAAAAGCATTTCAAGCTCGTCGCAATAAACGGACAGCTTGTTCGAAAAAGATCCGTAACAATTCCCCCGCAGCCAAAAAGGGACACAAAGAACACAATCATGGAACTAAATTCAGAATCCTGCAGATTTATTCTCGGCGAAGTTTGCGGAACAGAAACTGCATTCTGCTGCCAGCCGATCCAAAAAGGATCGTACTGCGAGTTCCATGCAAACATGTGCTATCAGAAAAAGCCCGACAAAGAAGAGAAGAAACGCAAAGTTTCTCCCTTCAAGTTCCGGGCATAGAGTTGAGCCCAGCAATCGCTGGGCTCTTTTTATTTGATCCGGCTAAGAAGTTCTTGGATATTAATCTCTTCCGGTTTCTCTTCGGAGGAAGGTGCAGAAGGCAGAGCAACCGTCGTTCCGCCAGCAGCTCCTGCTTCCGTTACGGAAAGTCTTTTGGCTCTTGGAGCGCGCTCGATCGCATATTCTTCTAGCTCTTTCACCGCAGCAGCGACGTCGGAGGGACTTTTCGAAAGAAGACGCTTCGCCACTTCTTCCGCGACATCGTCTGTCATTTTTGCTTTGCTAATTGCGCGCGAAGCAATCGCAACGAGAGCGTCTTTAAACCCTCCCTGATTTATTGCCTGAGCAACCATCTCGCCGAAATTAGACCCTTCTTCGAGACGTTCGATTGCTTCTCTGCGGGGAACAGTCGGGGAGCCCCCAAGGAGCTTACTTGCCTGCTCAAACATTTCGCGTTCTCTTTTAACAGCTGCCATAAACAGGTCGCGTTTGGCATCGCTATCGAAAAGCTCCGCGAGTTTCGCGCGCATTTCCGGAGAACCAACTAGCCTTTTGCCAGCGTTTATGTCACTCGATGGATCCATGATCATGCTGTATATATTTCTTACAGCACCTGTCCTGAATGCTTCTTTTTCTGAATTGCTCATGTTCTTCATGAGCATTTTAACTTCTTCGCTGGCAAGATTGTTGAAGTCATTGTAGCCAACGCGCATTGCGTCGATAACTTCCATATCTCCTGCGAAATTTCTGCGTGCTTCTGCGTAGGCAGATTTTCCAGTCTTCGGATCAATCGTCGCCTGATCAACAGCCTCGATAAACGCTTTGCGAAGCTCTTTCAAAGAACTCGCTTCGGGCTTTGTGATGCCTTTACCTTCAAACCCAGACTCAATTACCGAGTCTATTCCTCGCTTAATGTAATCAAGCGTGCGTACGTCCGGAACAGCGGTCTTTTCAAAACCGATCATGTTTCCGTCTTTGTCTGTTTTAATTTTGTAAAGCTCCTGCAATTTGAATTGTGCAGGATTTTGTCCTCTCAATTCGGCAGCAGATGCCTCATTGTCTGCAATCTGCTGAGCACGTTTAAAGAACTCAGCAAATTTCGGATTTTCAAGAACTTTGTTTACGCGCGGATCCATAACAGAACCGAAAGCGTACGCTTTATCGTAGTCAGATTTCGAGTCGGCCCGCAAACGAGCAACAGCATCCGCCTCATCCTGGAAATAGTTTTTACCAGAAATCCCTGTTCGAACCTGCTGCATAACACGCTCGCGAGAACCTTCTTTAAGTTCATCGAAAGCGTTTCGCACCATGGCACTTGCTTTGCCAGCTCTGTTTGCTGCAGCATCCGCAAGTCTAATAAGGCTCGGGCTGGCGTTCGCAAACATCGAAGGGACATTCATCGAATAGTCATCGATGGATTTTGCCAGAACATCCCCAGGTTTCATTCCTTCGTTTTCGAGCTGGTCGTAGATTTTTCCGAGAGCTCTTTGCTTAACGAATTTCTCGGTCGGCAAAGCTCTTTCGAGAATCCAATCAAGACCAGACTTTGCAGTACGAATAGCAGCTGGAGAAGCGAGGCCAATCCCAGCGCCCATCAAAGCTCCACCGGCAGCTCCAGTAGCTCTTTCGCCTTCTTCCGACGTGCCTGCGCCGGAAATTACGCCCTGCGTTGTACCGATAGCACCAGACCTTGCATAAGGGCTGCTCGCGATCCTGCCAAGCGCACCGACTGCTCTCGAAGCACCCGCCGCAGCAGCAGGAGCTGCCGCGCCGCCAGTCGCAGGGGTCATCATCATCGCAGCGACAGCCGGAGCAGCTCCGCCAGCGAATTCCAAAGCACCGGACGTAACCGGATATCGTTCCGCGAACCTGCCGTATTCTTTGTTGATGTCTTTTCTGAGAGCGGAATAGTCGCCTTGTCCCATAAGTTTTGAGCGGATCCACGCCTCTGCCTCGTCGCCCCAGCCCATGCCGAGGCCTTCCCCCAGGAATGCTCGTGCGGCTCCTGCTCCGAGGCTCGGAGGAGGACGGTTCTCGATCATGTCCTGACGGACGCGCTCTTCAATGGCTTTGTCGATAAGACTGCGCGGGACATCAACCATTATTGCTCTCCGTCTTTCTTTTCAGGCTCGCGCTCGCGGAACTTTCCGGTCTTGATGTCTTCAAGACGTTTCTTTTTCAGCTCGTAGCCTCTTTTCAGAGCTTCAATCGCCGAACCAATAATCAGAGCGCGCTCTTCTCTGCTCTTAGAATCAAGTCCCTGCACAGACATGAGCAGTTTGATATCAGAATCAGAAAGAACACCTTTCATCTTCTCGGCAGAAGTAGCGATCATCTGGCTCTTCAATTTCTGCTCGAGAACTCGAGTCGCGACGACTTTAGGGTCGTTGCTCTTTGTATTCTCGAGGACTGTGCGCTGGAATCTGTCTCCAAGAGAATTGTCGAACGCTTTTGCATTAAGCTGACGCGCTTCGTCGAGTTCTTTGAGAGCTTGCTCGAGCGAGGCGACCGTGTTCTCCTCTTCGAGCTTCATGTCGAGCTCTTTTGGAGTCAACTTGGTTGCAGCTTCAGCCTTTTCTTTTTTGCTTTCTTCAAACTTCTCGCGAGCGAGTTTGGCCTGTTCGTCCTGCCTGCGCATGCCCTCAAGAGTCGCATTGATCTGCGCAAGGCGAGAGTCGACGCTCGTCTGCGCAAGTTCCTGAACACGTTTCATGTATTCCGGAGTGCCGGGAGTCAGGCCTTCATCCTTGGCCTGTTTGCCAGCGGAAGATTCAGGCTCGCCGGAGCGGATGTATTCTTTGATCATCTCGCCAATGATCTGCCGACGATCGCGACCCTCTTCTGCGCCAAGGGCACGCAGAGCATCGAGGTCTTCTTTGGCAGAGCGCATAGAAAGCTCTTGGCCCTTCATCATCAATTCAAGATTGCGGGCACGGTTCTGGCGACGAGCTGCAGTGACGTCTTTCTGATACTCGCCAAGTTCCTTCGCAGCGAGCCCGACGTTCTCCATAACTCCACCAGTCTTGGTCGGCGACGCAAGAGCTGCCGCAAGGCGGAAATACATTTCCGCTTTGGACGGTCCACCTTCTCCTTCTCCGGTCATCTGCTTCTTCAGCATCTCGCGGAATGCTTCGGTCTCCGCACGATTGCGCTCGCTGGCTGCGCGGATCTGCTCGGCGTATTGATTTTGATTAGCTCCGTACTTGCGCATCATCTCTTCGAGAGACGGGCGAGAAGTCGTGGGTGCGGTGCGCGGAGTCGATGTGGTCGTTCCCTCGCGCCTCGCAGCCTCGTCGTCGTAAACGCTCGGGTCCGGCTGAACGCCTGCGCGAGCGTTTGCTTTGGCCTGCGCGACCGCTGCTCTGCCGCGCGCAACGATTTCTTCCGTCGATCCTGTGGGGAATCCTTCCGGATCTGCATCGCTAGCTGTCGTGGTGTTCGATGCGAGCCGAATCGGCTCCTCCATCACAGGGAGTTCCGCAGGATTGGCCAGACCGTACATCTCCGAAAGTCTCGGGAGACCGAGATCGTTCACCCCGCCGCGCGAGAATTTGCGCACTGCCCCACCATTGGAAAACTCTACACCTCCAGTGTAATTGTTTTCTTCTGCAGGCG